GAAATGGTGTACTCGTTGAAGCTAAAGGGTACTTCGACAGCAAAGCTAGAGGAAAAATGTCAAGAGTTAGAAAACAAAATCCGACTCTTGATATTAGATTCCTTTTCCAGCGAGCTAATAACCGAATCACCAAGTCCCCCAACTCCATGATGTATTGGCAATGGGCTGAGAAGCACAGATTTCCGTGGGCTGAAGGTGAGAAGATACCGGAGAAATGGTATGACCCTCAGGGTTGAGAAAGATGCGAGAGGACACTGGTACGTCTTGGAAGACTTCTATCCTGTGTCCCCTCGTTTTTACACAGAGAAGGAAGCGGAAGCTTTCTTAGATAAATTTAAGGAGAGTGAGGGCTAGTACGCCCGTTGTTTTGAGTTTAACAGCAGCCACAATACTTTGTCTTAGTTCCGCAGTACACTACGAGGCACGATCAGAACCTATTGAAGGTAAGATTGCCGTAGCTTCTGTCATTATGAACAGAGTAGAAAGTAAAAGATTCCCTGACACAGTGTGTGACGTAGTAAAGCAACCGAAACAGTTCAGTTGGTACCCTCGTTACAGTCTTACGTACGGGAAACAAAAAGAGTTTGCAACAGCCTTCCTTGAAGGTAAACACAAGAGAGCAGTACCTAAGTCTTACTTCTTTACAGCAGTAAGCCGGTGGTTGAAACGCCCTGTTCGTATAACAATAGGAGGCCACAGATTCTATGGCATCTAGTAACATAAATAGTAATGCTAAAGTATTGGTACTAGACATTGAGTGGCGTCCTGCTACTGCCTATGTCTGGAGAATGTGGGACCAGAACATCCAGCCTGACATGCTCATCGACCACGGTGGTATGTTGTGCTTCTGTGCCCACTGGGAAGGCACCACTGAGTTCATGTTCTTTAGTGAATGGGAGCATGGTCGTGTTGGTATGGCGAAGGCCGCTAAGAAGCTCCTAGAGGAGTGCGATGCAGTCGTCACTTACAACGGAGACAAGTATGATTTACCTAAGATCACTGGTGAAATTATCTTGGCTGGTCTTAGTCCTCCTCCTCCTGTCACGAGTATTGATCTAATCAAGACCGTTAAGAAGTTCGGGTTCAACATGAACCGTCTTGCTTACATCGGTCCTCTGCTCCGTCTAGGCGGTAAGGTCAAGCACCAAGGCTTCAACCTTTGGGTTGGTGTCATGGCGGGTGAGGAGAAAGCCCAAAACAAAATGATGAAGTATTGTGTCCAAGATGTACGACTGACATTGAAGTTGTACAAGAAGATCAAGCCTTTCATCCGCAACCATCCCCACATTAGAGGAATACCTGATGGTTGTCCTGCGTGTGGTTCACGACATAACCAAAAACGTGGCTTCCGTACTACTCGTTGTTACAGTATTCAACGTAACGCTTGTAACAACTGCGGTCACTGGTTTGAAACAACACGAAGAAAGATTAAGTAACATGGATGAAGAGTTCCACAAACGTCTAGCTGATTACTTCACAGGCCCAGAGCTGGTAGACATCCTCGACGTACCTACTTGGGAACTCGTCGACCTACTTGAAGAGTATATACTAGAGAAGAGAGAAGAAATAGATGAAATCCTCAACTAAGGAATTTACAAATGATCCGGCAGAGTCGGCGACCAGTGGCGCAATCAAGTACGATGGAGGCAAGTCTCCAGTATTTAGGGGGGCAATTGATTACTTCCCTCGCGCAATTAGCGCAGTTGCCGGGGTCTCCGCTTTCGGAGCTTCTAAGTACGCATGGAAAGGATGGGAAGGAGTTCCCGATGGATACAATCGGTACTCTGATGCTATGGTACGACACCTTATCTACGAAGGAGAAGGAGAAGTTCTGGACACTGATAGTGGACTTCTACATGCTGCCCACTCTGCATGGAACGCCCTCGCGAGACTAGAGCTTAAGTTGAGGGAGTCTCAAAGTGCAACAGACTAAATCTTGTATCACCACAGGGAGCGGGAGGTTCTTTGATCTCCTTGCCCCTGAGGAGTACGACTATGACATTGATGAAATTGCTACTTCTCTCAGTAATATCTGTCGTTATACAGGTCACGTTAATACATTTTATTCCGTGGCCGAACATTCAGTATTGGTATCTAGGCTGGTGCCTACTAGCTTTGCCCTCTGCGGTTTGTTACACGATGCTAGTGAAGCATTTGTTGGGGATGTTTCCTCCCCTTTGAAGAGGCTGTTACCTGAATACATTAGGATTGAGGATAATATCCAAAGTGCTATCTCTAAGCACTTCGATCTTCCTTATCCTTTCCCTGCTCAGGTACACGAAGCAGACAAGAAGATGTACTGGGCTGAACGTCAAACGGTAGCGGACAACGGTGTTAAAGACACGTTGTGGCACCAAGATCGACGGGCAGCACGTAAGGAGTCAGCGGTAGGTATGTCACCTACTATGGCACGTCGTATGTTTATGTCTCGGTACAAAGAAATAACTAACGATAAACGCAGGGAAGCTGCGTAGAAAGATACAATGATATGAAGAGTCTTGACAAGAAGTTGCAGAACTGGACAGACGAAGAGTGCCTCACGGAGTTTTCTAAATTCCTGAAGGAACGAGTGTCCCTTAGTTCTCAGTTTATTGTAAACAAGGAAGGTCTTATCTCCCACCAAGTAGTTACTATTATGTGCGGAGACAAGGCGTTCTTCTCAGAACCACGAGAACTAGGTTGGCCTTTGCAGCAGATGCCTGTGCCAGACGCATTAAAGAATAAGGCGCACTAACATGAAAAAGCAAGAAGACTTTCAGTTCGCATTGAACCAAGCGACTATTTACTTTGAGAGTAACAAACTGGTTGTTAGTTACGGCGAAGGACACTCTGCAGAAATGGACCTAGAGACCGAGGAAGAGCGGCAGCTAGTTAAGATGTTGCTTGATGACTCTAACCTTTGGGGTTCTTTTCTTAGTGCCCTGTCAGAAGCTATGGAACAAAATAAGTGAGGCGGATAATTTGACAGACAACATGAATAACCCTTTTCCTACTATCTATGAAGAGTTTATCTACAAAAGTAGGTACGCTAAGTGGATAGAGGAAGAGGCTCGACGAGAAGAGTGGCCAGAGACAGTTAATCGTCTGGTTGATTATTACGGTAAGCAGACCAAGTGGGCCGGCACCGTTGGAGATTGGGATGATGTACGTTCGGCAATCTATAACCTAGAAGTCATGCCATCCATGCGAGCTTTGATGACCGCTGGTGCAGCTCTAGATCGTTGTCACGTACCTGCTTACAACTGTGCTTACCTTCCGGTTGACAGTCTGCGTTCTTTTGACGAGACTATGTACATCCTAATGTGTGGTACAGGCGTAGGCTACAGTGTGGAGGATCAATATGTTAAACAGCTTCCAAGGATTAGTGAAGAGTTTGCTGACACAGATACGTGCATTACTGTCGCTGATTCTAAAGAAGGTTGGGCTAAGTCCTTCCGAGAGCTTGTCTCTTTACTCGTTGCAGGTCAAGTACCCAAGTGGGATATGTCTCACGTTAGAGGGGCAGGTGAAAGACTTAAAACCTTCGGTGGCCGAGCTTCTGGTCCAGAGCCGTTGGAGGACCTCTTTAGGTTCGCAATTAAAATATTCACTAACGCGGCTGGACGACGGTTGTCTACTCTTGAATGCCACGACCTCATGTGTAAGATTGCAGACATTGTTGTTGTTGGAGGAGTCCGGCGCTCAGCAATGATCAGCCTGTTTGACTGCACAGATGATCGCATGAGTACCTCTAAGAGCGGTGCTTGGTGGGAGGCTTCGGGACACCGTCGTCTTGCTAACAACTCGGCAGTGTATGAGAACCGGAAACCTGATGTAGGTTTCTTTATGAGAAAATGGAAAGAACTGTATGACAGTAAGTCAGGAGAACCCGGACTCTTCAGTCGATACGCTTGTCAAGCAATTGCAGGACGTAACGGACGCAGAGAAGCTGATCACGAGTTTGGCACTAATCCTTGTTCCGAAATCATCCTTCGGCCTTTCCAGTTCTGTAACCTCACAGAGATTGTTGTCCGAGTTGACGACACACTTGAATCTCTTAAGAGGAAAGCTAGAGTTTCATCTATTCTTGGTACGATACAATCATCGTTCACCGACTTTAGATACTTAAGAAAAGTGTGGAAGGATACATGTAATGAAGAACGACTACTTGGAGTATCTCTTACAGGGGTTTGCGATAACCTCAGGCTTTTGGGAGACGCTAAAATACTTAATGAAATACGGGACGAAGTTATTCGAGTCAATGTCCAATGGTCAGGTTATCTCGACATTGCTCCTAGTGTTGCCACAACTTGTGTTAAACCTAGTGGCACTGTCTCTCAGTTGGTTAATTCTGCTAGTGGGTTGCATACTCGTCATTCCCCTTTCTATCTACGAACTGTTAGGGCGGACAACAAAGACCCTCTTACACACTTCCTCAAGGATAGTGGCGTATACTGGGAAGAAGATGTCATGGCTAAACACTCTACGTCAGTATTTTACTTCCCTGTTAAAAGCCCTGAAGGGTCAGTAACTCGTCACGACCAGACAGCTATTGAAGCACTTGGCTTGTGGGAACACTTACAAGATGAGTGGTGTGAACACAAACCTTCAGCAACTATTAACGTCAAGGAAGACGAATGGTTCGATGTAGGAGCGTGGGTGTACAACAAGTTTGACAAGTTGTCAGGTGTATCCTTCCTGCCTCACGACGGTGGTACTTATAAACAAGCTCCGTACCAAGAGGTGACCGAAGAACAGTATAACGAGTGGCTTGAGGAACACCCCACTCCTACTATTAACTGGGATGATTTAGCTAACTATGAGAAAGTAGATAGTACAACTGGCTCACAAGAACTCGCCTGTAGTGGTGGCGTCTGTGAAGTCGTAGCAATAGGAAACGTACAAGATGGTTAATAATAAAGTAAGCTGTAAGTGCGGTGTAATCGACGACACTGTGAACATTCCTCGCAACGAATACGAGGAACTAAAGCAAGACAGCCTCCTGTTGGAAGCTCTTCATGTTGAAGGAGTAGCCACCTGGGATGGTTTTGATTTTGCCATTAATGCTGTAATGG